CAGCGACGAGGTTCGCCTTGTGACATTGCGCTGCTTGCTGCGTGCGCAGGAAGCCAATGACAGAGATTTGATTGAGCTACTGGCTGGAATTTTACAGAGGTTGGATAATCCTCCGATGTTTTTTGGTGGCATGAAATGACACCCAAGAAATCCACCATCTATCTTCTGGCGCCCATTGCCCTTGGCGGCGGGAGCACTGCGACCGGCCATGTTCGCGAAGAGGGCTCCGCTGGAACGCGGATATTTGACCGCGCGGATTTCAAAGGTAAGTCGCAGTTTTTCCCTGGGCATTTGGTTGAGAGAGTGGAAATAGAAAAGGAAAATGGAAATGACTGATCTCTGGTCTTTGACGATCGCATTCCGCGGCCCGAACACATCGCTGCGGCTGACGTACAACAGCGGTGAGAAGGCGCAGGCGGCATATGAAATGCTTAAGCGCCCCGCTCAGCCAGCGGAGGAATTTGACCGTGGCCTGGCGGCGACAACCTATGAGAAGGATATTGAGATCACGGACAGCTACGGCACCACTGCCATGGTGGACCGGGATGCGGTGATGGTGCATTGGATGACGCATTGCGGCAGCGAGGCGGAGGGCGCTAAGGCGACGCAAATTTTAAATGCGCATGCGCAAGCCAGTCTACAACGGCAATTGGCGGCGGATCCGATGCTGAAGGGTGTGATTGGCGGCACTGGCGGCCAGACTCGCCAGCCGTTCCAGATGTGACATGCCGGACCTCTATGCCATCCTGGGCGTGCCGCGCGATGCGGACACTGCGACAATCCGAAAGGCATATCGCAAGGCATCAAAGCGCGCGCACCCGGATGGCGGCGGCACGGCAGAGAAATTCCGCGCCGTGAGCAAAGCGCTGGAAGTCTTGAGCGATGCCGGGCGCCGCAAGGCTTACGATGAGACCGGCACAATCGAGGATAAGCCGGTCGATAACGCGCAAAGCGAACTGATGGGCATTGTCTCGGCGTTGCTGGACGCAGTGCTTGGCGATCTGGATCAGGGCGGCATTCCTTACGAGGCGGCTGATCTGGTGCAGCGCATGACCAAGTTGGCGTCTGATCGCCAGATTCATATTCATCAGCAGCGCGCCAAACTGAAGGCCAACATCACCAAGCAGAAGCGGTTGTTCAAGCGCTTTAAGCTGAAGGGTACTGGCGAGAACTTTATGGAGGCTCTGATTGTCGGGCGCATCGCCTTTCTGGAAGGTCAGGACGCGCAGGCGCAGCGGCAGACCGATCAGATGCGCAAGGCGGAGTTGTTTATTCGAGAATACAAATTTGAGAGCGAGAATGTGTCGCCGCCATCACGATATGGCTATCAGGTTATGACATGGTAAAGCGCGCGACCAGATGGCTGCGGCCATTCGAGAATTTTCTTGGAAACATGCGCATCGACTCCAAGGAAGTTGCGGCGGTCGATGAGCATGGCTCGCCGCTTAATCTATGGGACAGCCAGCGCATATTTTTGAATGAAGTGGCCTACGGCCTGGAAGATGGGCAGCACACATTCATGGCTCTCAAGGCGCGGCAGCTGGGCGTCTCAACTATCTCGCTGGCGATCGATATTTTCTGGTGCCTCGTGCATCCCGGCATGATGGGCGCGCTGGTGACGGATACTGAGGCCAACCGCAATATCTTTCGCGCCACCATCGAGCGCTACATCAAGAATCTGCCGGTTAGTTTGGTTGGCGAAAACTTCAAACTGCCGCGCATCAACCGAGACTTCGTGCAGTTTCCGAACGGAAGCCGTCTGGATTTTTTGGTGGCCGGCACACGCAGCAAGGCGACATGGGGCGAGGGCCGCGGTTACACGCTGGCGCATTTGACGGAGGTTGCGAACTACGGCGATCCCAATGGTCTGGCTTCTTTTCGCGAGACGCTTTCTGAAACGCACCCCAACCGACTTTTCATTTACGAGAGTACCGCCAAGGGCTTTAATCACTGGAAGGATATGTGGGACGAATGCGCCCGCGATCCTTTCACCAAGCGCGGCATTTTCATTGGCTGGTGGGCCAAGGATCTCAATCGCATCCCGCGCAAGGATCGCCGCTTCCAACTTTACGGCCTTGACCAGCCGGACGGCCAGGAGGCTGAACTTATCAACGCGGTCAAGACCAGGTTTGATTTCGATGTCAGCATGGAGCAACTGGCATGGATACGTTGGCGCACATCGGACCAGAGCGCCGATGTCAGTAATATCTCTCAGAACCTGCCGTGGGTGCCGGAGCAGGCATTTATCTTCTCAGGCTTTTCGTTCTTCCAGACGCGCCTGATCGCCCGCGATCTCAGCGACATGGACGACAACGAAAACGAATATGCCTTCAAGGCGTATCGCTATTGGATCGGCACGGACTTCTTTGCTACCAAAATGGAGCAGCTTGGCCAGGGCTCAAATCCGGATGAGTGGGAGCTGCGAGTTTGGGAAGAGCCGGTCAAGGCGGGTCAGTATGTGATCGGCTGCGATCCGGCCTTCGGGCGTAACGACTGGCGCGACAAGCATGCGATCTCCATCTGGCGCTGCTACGCGGACCGCTTGGTGCAGGTTGCGGAGTATGCCAGCCACAATATTGAGGCGCACCAATGCGCCTGGGTGCTGGCGCATCTGGCCAGCGCCTATAAGGATTGCATTGTCAATCTGGAATTGTCCGGCGGGCCAGGCAAGGCGATCATGCGCGAGTTCGACCGGCTGCGAAATTCTCTGCGTCAGGAAATGTACTCGCGCCAATTGAAAGAGTTCGATTGGGAAGATGTGCTGAACGGCATGCGCTGGTATCTCTATCATCGCCCCGACAGCATGGGCGCCGGTTATTGCTATAACTTCCTGACGACGCGCGATTCCAAGTTCGACCTGATGAACCGGCTGCGCAGCGCCTACACCACCCGCGTTCTGCATGTGCGCTCGCGCCCGCTGCTGGGTGAGATGCAGGCAGTGGTGCAGGAAGGTTCCACCATCGAGGCACCTGGCCGGGAGAAGGATGACCGCGTGGTTGGCGCGGCGCTGGCAAACTATGCATGGGACGATTGGATGCGGCCGCAGCTAATTGCCAACGGCATGACCTATGAGCGGGTACGGGCCGAAGAGGCCGGCGAGGCGAGCGCGTCGCGCGTGATAGTAGACCGCATCGTCTATAATTATTTCCAGCGCGCCGAGGAATTGGCGAATGAGGATCCGCGCGAGCGGGAGCCGAAGATACTTTTGGATCGGGGGTTGGTATGAAGCGGGTATGGGCTATCGTTGGTGGAACCTTCGTTGTTCCGCTTGCTGAAATTTCGGCGGCGGAGATGAATGAGATTAAATCCAATCGCAGGCTCACCAGCTTTTGTGCCGTCCCGGTCTATTGGAGCGAAGGGCTTGGCGTGTGGCCTCACCCGACTAGCGAGTGCATCATTGTTTCTGAAATCAAAGAGGATGAAATCTGATGGCCTTAACCCAACAACCCAAACCGATTTTTAAAGCGCCGGAGCAAAAACCGTTCAAGGCGCACGAGCCGGCGCCTGTGGCAGACGTGCCACCGCCGCCCAGAGATGGCGAATGGCAGCCGATCGAGACGGCGCCAGAGAATGCCGATGCCGTGTTCATGGTGCGCGCCACAGTCAACGGCAAGCCGATTGGCGGCACCGAAATGCTGGTGCGCTATCGCGCATCCCGCAAGATGGTGGGCAGCAAGTGGCAGCCGGCGCTCACGATTATTGACGACAGGCTGGGCACGAAGCTGGGATTCCGGCCGACAGAATGGGCGCCAGCGCCTGAGAAAAAGAAAGGCAATGTCTGAGGAAACCCAATACCTTGGTCATGCGCCAGTCAAAGGCGAGGGGTTCATGGAGCCAGATCGTTACCGGGTAAAGTGTCGATGCCTCAGATGCGGACATAACTATTCGCGCATATACAAGGTCGTTCCCAAGATCGACCCGCCATGCCCCAAGAAGGCGTGCAAGGAAGCCATTGCCGCCGAGCAGCAAGAAAAGGAAACGTCGCATGTCGAGGCGATGCTGGAAACTGGCGAGACGCCTGGCCACATCGGCAACAACGTCAAGGTCAAGGCGGTAGACGCGACGGCGGAGATCGTCATGCAGGATTACGGCATGACGGATCTGAAGGACAATATGCGCGCTGGCGATGCGATGACGCCGAAGCTCACCATTCGCCAGCAAAAAATGAGCGAAGGGTTCTGGGGTGGAAAGCGTCAAAGCGACAGACGCAACCCAACTTATCAGCCCGGCATTCAGGCGCATAAGAAATCCATTGTCGATAATGCGATGTCGGGCGGGTACTTGCCGAATGTTGCGGGGGCCGCGCCGGCCGATTCTGTCACCGGCAATACGGTGCTGACCGACATTCACCGCAATCGCTACAAGCCGCCGGTCAATATTATCTACGATGCGAACAAGGTTCCAAAGAAGTGAGGTAAACCATGAAGTCCGCTCTTAAACTTGTCTCTCAAAAACCGTCTGCACCAGCGCCATACGATGAGCAGCGAGGTCGCAAGCGCATCGTTATGCTGCATGGTCATCTCTTAGCCGCGGTCGTCCGGTATGTGAATGAAGGCGCTGCTGGTACGATGAAGGATCGCATTCGGGAGGCTAGCGACCTATCCGGCATCCCGCGCAGCCTTATTGAAGTGGAGATTAAGCGATGAGGCGCGCAGCTTTAATGTTTGCGACATTGATGGTGACGGGGTGCGCGCACGACAACTATAGCGCTTCATCGCATGTCGCATCCAAGGATGAAACAGCATCCGCCGTCCGCTCTTGCAAGCGGGATATCATGCAAAGCTATGCGGTGTCAGCACCATCCAATCATAACGGCGCCTTGATTGGTGCAGTTCTGGGGGGACTGATGGGCGGCGCGCTTGGCGGGGCCATCGGCGGTGGTGCCGGCGCGGCTGCAGATCAAGCTAACGGTGTTGATCGGTATAGCAACATCGATCAGGATATGGAGCGCTGCATGGCCGACAAGGGGTATGTCGGCACAAGCGATGACGATCACTGATCGGCGGCGCTATTTCTTTTTTCCGCCGCCAGCGCCCTTTTGAAGCAACTCCGGATGCTGCTTTATCAATTCTGCTTCAGCCATTTTCTTGCGTTCCGCATCTGCGACAAGCTCATCTTCCATTGGCGGATGGGTAAGTTCGATCAGGCGCTCCTGGCTGATAGCGCCGGCCTTGGCCAAAGCGAACACTAGCTCGCGGGCGTCGGACGCAAAGACTGGCGATGACGAATGGCTATCGACCGACACGCGCGAATCCTCATCAACGTCCTTAAGATAAAACTCGATTGCCTTCATCTTTGGTGCCGGCGGCTGAGCCAGAAGATCGCTGGGCGGCAAGGATGCCTGAATGCCGGCGTCTTCTTCGGTAACGTATGCTTTGAACTTCGTGTCGCTCTTTGCCTGCAGGATCATAAAGGCCAGCGCGCCAATTCTGGAAACCTGTTTTTCTCCGCGTAGCGCCCGGCGCTTTAGCCGCGGGCTCGCCATGCGCACCAGAGTCTCGGCATGGCCTTGGGCGCGAACGCCGGACTCGCCGCGACCTGACATCACCGCAGTTGCGTCCGCCATATCGTCAAAGATGCCCTCGGCTTCGTGCATGCTTTCATAGAGGCCGACAGGTATCTCCGGAAGTATAGGCTTGACTTCGGCGTTCGGGTTGGGATCCGTCATCCAGCCGCCAGGCTTGCGCAGACGGCTGATGGCGATTTCATTCTGGGACGATCCGCGTACAAACAGCGGCGGATCTTCCTGCTTGCGCAAAAGCTTGTTGATACCATCGATGCGGGCGTTGAGCGTCTTCTGTGCGAGACCGACGCACGCCACTTCCGAGCGGCCCCAGAAATAACCAGCGATTGGGTTAAGGCAAATTTCCGAGAATGGGTGCTGACCCTTGAGGGGATTTTCGTCATCGGCGCCGGACAGTGGATTGGTGGGATCGGTTGAGAAAATATTACGCTGGACGGTCTTGCCTTCCAGCACGCAGTCGGGGCCGATGAGCTGGATCGTCACCCAGTCAGAGCGCTCAGTATCCCAAACCCATAATTCATCAAACTTGATAAGCCCCGCGAGCGTCTTTGGGGACCATGTTGGTGCCGGACCGGACAACCAATTCACCAAGCCGCGCGAGGTCTGCGATGTGTTCTGGCCAGCGACCTGATAGGGATTGGTGCCGCCCAAGATAACCTGCTTGAGCATCGTGTCGCGATCGGGGCCTTCGCCATCCTTGGCTGGCGTGATGTAGGTCTGCGCGCGCTTCCATATTTCTTTTGCATCATGTCGGTCAGCGATCATCCGCTCAAATTCTTGCGGGATCATGTAGGTAGTTTGGAAAAACGCTTCCTGCCGGTCTAGCTCGCACACATCTTCGCGCATGACGCCCATAAATTCCGGCTGGATCATCCATGCATCGATGCGCTTGTGCGATGGGTTCCAAAGTTGCTTTACGAAGGTCTTGCCTTTGATAAGAGCCCAGTCGAAAGCCTCGCATAATTTGAGATCGATATCGGCGCCGCGGATTTGCGAGTTGAGTTCCTTGGCGGCGCGCGATCCCTTGGCGCGCTCTTCAGGCCCGACATCTTCCGGCGGAGTAACGGCAAAACGAAGGTCGGCCGGCGAGTAGATGTTGGAGGAAAGCTTTTCGATATAGGATAGCGTTTTGTTGTAAGTTTGCGGGCTACCGTTCTCGTCGCCGGTCAGATACATCGAGCGATAAACGGCGCCGCGCTGAACGCGATCAACCAGCGAAACTGAGCAGTTTTGAATGACTTCTGTTGCCCAGTGGCCGATGTGCTTCTTGGGAATGCGCATGTTTTATAGCCCGGCCACTATGGATTGTGTAGACACCATATATCATGTTGACGAAGAAGCTAGTACGAGAATATGGTGTGCTTTGTCTGTGGGCAAGTTGGATCGAAATGGTTCTCCAACACCCAAGTCTTAGCAAGGAGCCAAGCTATGAAACGCAAGGGTCGTAAGTCGAAGCGCAGCAAGCGCAAGTAGTCCGGTGAAGCGGTGAGGCGGGTTAACCGCCAGAGCCTCACCGTCCACCTACTTCGCCGCGCTTATCAGGGCAAAAGATTTTTCTGAATGGACATGCCATCACCAACCCCCGCCGCCGCTCCGCCCCCCATGGGCGGAATGCCGCCGCGCCCCCCGGCCCATATTGGTCCGGTCACAACGCCGAGCATCAATGGCGGCAATCAGGTTTCCGCTCATGCCGCGATCAAGAACGCCGCTGAGCTTCTCCAGCAGTCGCTCCTTCAGCTTCCGATGGGCGGCGAAGAGCACACCAAACTTCTCGGTATCGTCAAGCAGCTCGCCGGCATGACTGCCGATAGTGCGCCGGACCCGCACGCGCAGATGCAGTCTCTTGTCGAGATGGCGCGCAAGGCTGGCCAGGGCGGCCCGCCCCCCGGACTCAATGGCGCCATGCCCGCCATGGCTCCCCCACCCCCTCCGCCAGACGCTTCGGCGGGGGCAGCTTAACAGGAGATCGCAATGGGCGACAGCACAGGCAAATTCCCCGGTCCGTACATAAATGACGTTCGTAAGGACGATCCGATCATGAAGCGCGTCCCGATGGACACGCTCGACATTGGCGCCCGCAAGTCCGGCATGCCGAAGTCCATGGATGACCAGGCCAAGATCCAGCATGTTGGCGAAGCCGCTTCGGGGAGGAAGTAAGCCATGAGTGAGACCGTCACCGTTCTCAAGGCCGAACTTGATACGCTGCGTGCGATCAAGGCCCTGATGGACAAGACCTGGGACAGCAAGGAAACCGGCTCGAAGCTGCGCGCCCTGCTGAAGACCGTCGATCCGAACCTGAAAACTCCGGAAGACATTACGGATTCCGTGATTGCGCCGGTCAAGGGCGAGATGGAAGAAACCCGCAAGCAGGTCACTGGCCTGACTGAGCGCTTGGACAAGTTTCTGACCGAGACCAAGGACAAGGACGACACCGCCACGCTGCGCGCCGATCTGGCCAAAGCCCAGAAGAAATTTGGCCTGGATGACGAAGGTCTGACCAAGGTCATGCAGCGCATGAAGGACAAGAGCAATCCGGATGTGGAAGCCGCGGCCGCGTGGGTTGCCAGTGAGGCACCCAAGCCGATGCCGATTTCCGACCATGGCATTACCCCGCTTGGCGCCGATCTTTTCGGCACCACGAAGGAAGACGACAAGTGGAAGGGCCTGCAGACTGGTGGCGATCCGTTCCGCCCCGGTGGCTGGTTCGACCAGGAAGCGATCAAGATTCTCAACGAGCCGGCGGAGCAGGCGGCATAATCGCCTAACGGCAGAGCAAGGGGAGTTGGAGTAACATGGCAGCGTTTAGCGGTGGAATTACAGGGGGCATTGTCCCCGGCGGCGCAATTGGCGCGCAACTTGCGGCGATCACCCGCCGCGCGGCTGTGCCGTCCGTCTTCGTCCAGATTTACCAGGGGCATCCGCTTCTGTCGCTATTGCTTAGCAACGCGCAGTCGGCCAAGGGTGGTATCAGCCAGGTCACGATCCCGGCGCAGGGCGCATCCTTTGTGCAGTTCTCGTGGGGCTCTTTTGCCGGCGACTTCCCGATGCCGGAAGATCAGGCCGCGATTCAGAATGCCCAGTTCAATCTCAAGCTTGGCATGTGCCCGATTGGCTTCTTCGGCATGGAGGCGCTGATCCAGTCATCGGAAGTCATCATTCCGAAACTTCGCGCCGTGATGAGCGACGCCGCGATTGTCATCAAGCAGAACTTCGCCAGCGCGCTCTACACCAACAACTATGCCAACACCTTGGCGTTCGACTCGCTCTATCAGGCGTATGACAACGGCACAAATGTCCCAGCCTATGGCGGCATTACACGCGCCGGAAACCAGTGGTGGAATGGCCAGTACATTCCCAATCAGGCTTCCATTGCCAACCGCACCGGCATGGCCATTACCCTGACCCGCGTGCAGAACGGCGCGGGCGGCGAGGCACCGGACTTTGCCGTGATGAACCCGGCCGATTGGGCGACGCTCATGGCCGACTTCATGGGCTACGAGCAGTACCAGACCCGTCCGAAGTCGATCTACGGCAAGGATGATGTGGTCAACGCCGGCTTCCGTGCAATCCGCGTGCTGGACACGCCGATCTTCCCGGATCCCTTCTGTCCGCAGGGCGAGATGTACGCGCTTAATTCGCGTTATCTCGCGATGTATGTTTCCGAATATGCGCCGTTTGTGTTCTCCGGTTTCGAGTCAACGATTCCGCAGGGCCAGATCGCGAGCATCGGTGTTCTGATTTCGGCGCTCAACTTGGTCTGTGCAAAGCCTTCTTCGGGCGCGCATCTGACCGGGCTGGCAGCGCCGGCATGGCCTGGCGTCCTCGGCACAACGCCGGCCGTCATTTAACGAGAGAAGCGGGAGAGTTTCATGGCAGGACCAGTTTATGGCGGCGCGGGCATCACGGGGACACTCCGTGGCCAGTCCACGAATGTTCTCAATTTGCAGGCGGGGCAGGTGGCACTTATCCCATCCGGCAAGTGGTATCTGGAATGCGGGCCGTATTGCGCGTACCAGGAATACGACATCATCACTGGCATCTGGCGCTCGATCGGCAACGATACGCGCGCCAGCCGGACGGTCTATTCCGATGGCGCAAACTTCCGCGTTGCCAATCAGAGCGGCTGTGTTATCGGTGCCCTGCTGACCAATAAGGGTTCGGGGTACACTTCGGTCCCGACCGTCACCGATGCCACGACTGGCGCAGTGTATCAGGCCATTCTGGGTCCAGTGGTCAATACGGTCGTGACTGTCAGCAATGGCGGCACCGGCTACACCTATCCTCCGATTGTGACGTTCTCGGCGCCGCCGCAGCCGGGCGTGCAGGCTACCGGCCATTGCGCGATTTCGGGCGGTATCGTCACCACCGTGACGGTAGACGATCAGGGCGCCGGCTACACTGTCAACCCGACCGTCACCTTCACCAATGATCCACGCGAGGGTCTGAATGGCGTTGCCATCGGCAGCGGTGCCCAGGCGACTGCCACCACGACCGGGGCACTGACCGTTGGCGCGGTTGTGGTTCTGGACCATGGCAACCCGGTCACGTCGATCCCGACCATCACGTTTGCGGGCGGCGGCGGTGCTTCCGCCGCGGCGACTTGCATCATGAACTGGGCGATCACGGCCTATACCGTCACCACTTCCGGCACCGGCTATACCGGCGTTGTGGAAGTGACCGGCTTGGGCGGGTTCCCGGCGACGGGCGCGGCCTATACCAATCCCACGATCCAGTCCAACCTTCTGCGTGGGCGCCGTGCTTCGATCCTGGCGGCCTTGGCTACGACCTTCGCCAACATTACGGCGACGGGCCAGACCGTCTATGACGGTGGCGCTTATCCCGGCGTTCCGAGTGCGCTAGTGACTTCCACGTCGGCATTCACAACGGCGGCCGGTCTTGGGTTTGCGGTTGGCGGTGTGAATGATACCTATCGCCTGTTCGCGTCGTAACAGATCAACGCGCGGGGCGCGCTTAGTTTAAGGCGTCCCGCGCGTCCCGCCATCGGAGTAGAAGATGGCGCAGGAACTTGGCTGGTATTTGAACGACGCCTCGGCTTTGCTCCGGGATTCGTCCAATCTGTTCACATCACAAGCGCAGCTCACCCGCTGGATCAATCAGGCCAGGCGCGAGGCTGCCAAGTTTACCGGCTGTATCCGCGCGCTGATTGCTGGCACTGCCCCCCAAGGCAATAGCGCCCTCGCTGGAACGATGATCGCAGGCGCCGCCCTCGCCGGTCTGGACCAGCAGACATCTTTTGCCACAATCCCAGGCGTTGAGATGTACCCTTACGAGTTTGCCAATCCGTACTTGCGGGCGCAGAACGCCGGTATAAAGGCGATCATCGATGTTCTGGATATTTCGGTATCGTGGGGGGCGACGCGGCCGACCTTGAACTGGATGCCGTGGGGAGACCTTCAGGCGCTGGCGCGGTCCTACAATGTCGGCGTGACCAGCTATCCATTTGCCTGGGCGTGCCAGGGTGATGGCACCCGCGGCAAGGTTTTTCTCTTTCCTATCCCCAGCGTTGGCGGCATCAGTGGTGAGATGGAGTGGGATGTTATTTGCATTCCGACAGATCTTAATACCAACGATGACTATGACGCTATTCCGGAATCCTTTCAGGATGCGATCAAGTACCGCGCGGTCGCGCTTGCCCTCATGGCATCGTTTCGGTTTACCGAGTCTCAGGTTCATACCCAGATGTTCTTGACTGAACTCGGTGTTGATCGCGCGTCAGCCAAGCGCGGCGCAGTTCAGAATTATTATTGGCAAACTGATGTATTGGGCAGCTAATGCCGGACATCAATGAACAGGCCAAACTTAACGCCGCCGCATCAAGGAGTTTAGGGCGGCCAGAAGGCTTTGCGCTTTATTCGCCGTTTCCGTTTGGCGGGATGAATTATCAGTCTTCCAGAATAGCTATAACAGATCAAGAATTTTATTGGCGCGAGAATTTCGTCCGCATTGGTGATGGTAATCTACGTACGACATGGGATGTTGGAACGCCGATTTATACTGCGTCCGGTAAAACCATTGTTTCATTTTTCTTCTTCTACATAGATGAAGATAATTTTGTGGCCATTTTCTTTTCGGACGGAACAGCAATTCAACTTGATCTTGATCTTGGTACAACCGTATCGATCAGCTCGACGGTGGGGACATTCTATCTTCCCGGCGGAAATCTCCCGGCGTGCGTGCAGTGGGGCAGTCAGTATCTCCTAATCTCAAACAACAACACGCAAAACGATTACTGGATTTGGGATGGAGATGGCGGACCGCCGTTTGCCGGGCTTTATTCTGCGGGCGGTCTTGGTCCAGATGTAACGATCCTTGCCAATGGCAGCAATTATAATTCTACGCCGACGATGACCGTGTACGGGGGCTCTGGCTCCGGTGTTGTCTTGAGCGCGACTATTCAAGATGGCGGCGTAGTTCTCTTGGATGTTGTTAATCCAGGAACGGGATATGAAGTTGGCGATCAGCCGCAAGTGGCGTTCTCTGGTGGCGGCAGTAATGACAGCGCCATTTTGGAAGCGGTGCTCGCGTCCGGTGGCGTGCTGGCTGTTGATATTACCGCCCATGGAACGCTTTACACGACTCCGCCGACAATAGGATTTTCCGGCGGCGGCGGGTCAGGTGCTGCCGCCACCGCCATAATGGGCGTGTCTGCAATTGCCATAACGGCCGGCGGAACAACTTACACGACGCCGCCAACTGTTGTGTTTACAGGCGGTGGCGGATCTGGCGCAGCTGGGGTTGCTGTAATTAGCGGCGGGGCCGTCATATCTGTTACCATGACCAATCGTGGGACGGGGTATACCTCTGCACCAGGCATTAGCTTCACAGGTGGCGGCGGATCTGGCGCGACAGCGACATCCACTCTTTTTGTTATCGGCGCGACCGTCACGTTGCCGGGCTCCGGCTACACATCAAATCCGGCGGTTTTGATTTCAGGTGGTGGTGGGTCGGGTGCGACAGCGACCGCCTATATTACGTCCGGCGGCATTGGTTCGGTTACTGTCGTATATGGTGGGACTGGGTTTATTACGGTTCCGACGTTATCAGTGGTTGGCGGCAATGGAACCGGGGCGCTATTAACGGCGGTTCTGGCGGCAACAAGCGTCTCATCTGTCGATGTTCAAAACGGCGGATCCGGCTTTTTTAATGCACCAGTCATTACGCTTACAAGTTCAAGCGGGATTGGTTCTGGCGCTACAGCAACCGCTGTTTTACAGGGTGGTGCGATAGTTCAAATTGTCGTGACAAATGCCGGTAGCGGATACGAGGCGCCCCCGACCGTTCTCATTACTCCGAATGCTCTGGATACCTTGGCGACGGGGGCTGCGGCGGTTTCTGTTTTAGTCCCGACCTCAATCGCCTCCGTTATCGTGACGGCGGTGGGACAAGGCTACACTCAGACGCCGGCCGTTGTCGTTGCGTCAGGTTCTAATAATGCGGCCTATGCCACGCTTGAGATGATGCCGTTTGGGGTGAGTGGAACGTCAATTGAAAGCTTTCAGAGTCGCGTTTGGCTCGCACATCCGTTTAAAGAGTTATCGCATAAGTCCACTGGCGATGTTATTTTGGTTTCGGCGCCAGACTCGACAATTGATTTTGCGACTTCTGACGGCGGCCTCATCTACACATCCAATAGCCCAGTTTTGCGTCAGCACTATACTGGCCTAAAGGTTGTCGGAGATTTTTTATACCCTATTGCTGACTCTTCCGTTGACGTGATCTCAAATGTCCAGACTTCTGGCGATCCGATCACCACGACATTCAATGAAAATAATACCGATCCTCAGACCGGCACGCCGTATCGCTCAACCATTCAGGATTATTCTCGCACGGCGCTCTTTGCCAATGCGCTAGGTGTTTTCGGCCTATATGGCGGCGCGGTGACGAAGGTCAGCGAGAAGATCGATGAGATATTCGAGAATGCTATTTTCCCGCCGTCCGCCGGGGCGATCACGCCATGCGCGGCCATAGCCGAGTTGCATGAGAAAAAGTGCTACCTGCTTTTGATGACGGTATTGGACCCGCTCACCAATCAAAACCGCAATGTCATGGTTACATGGGATGAGAAGGAGTGGTTCATTGTTAGCCAGTCCAACATGCCGATCTATATCGACACTAGAATTGTGGATAGCGTTCCCAGCGCGTGGGGAACGGACGGGAGTACGATCTACCAGATTTCCGCAACGCCATCTGCAAAAATCACTAAGAAGCTTTCCACCAAACTTTATGGGGCGAATAGTTTCCCCGCGGTCAAATTGGCGATGAGTCTGCATCTGATGGCAGAGGATAAGTCGAGCAACAGTGCCGGCGTTAGCTTCCAGACCGGAACGCTTGACACCGAAAACCAGCCTTATGCGCTAGAGGGCCTGCCGCTCAATTTTGGCGCCGGGGTGAAATCCACGCCAATCCTGGCGGCCTATAGTGGGGATATTTATGGCTGTTTCTTGGGGTTGACAATCGCCTCGACATCGCCGGACTTTGCGTTGCAGCATATGGCTATCGGGTATAGAGTGATATGGGGCGGCTTCGGCTCGCCGCCCTCGATTGAAGGGAGTTAGTTGCATGGCGTCGTCGCGCAAAACCTTTGGAAAAGACCTGATCGCCTTTGGGGAAAATCCGAATGGACAGGTTAGCCAGACGGCTGACAGCACCATTCGCAATCAGGACGGCCTTGGTCCGCAGGAATATCACTGGAACCAGAGCGCAGACGGTGATCGGTGGAATAACGGATTCCAGCAAAAGCCGGTTTGGGATACCGCACCCGCGACGGCCGCGAGAAAGACGATACCGGCTCCTTCCAGCAAGCGCCGGTAAGCCGTGCTTCCGATTCTTTATAACGCGCCATCATCCGAGAGCGAGTGGAATATTTGGAGTTTGAGCCACGCTGCATCGCATACCAAAATTCTTCAAGCAATAAAGGCGCAGAAAAGCCTAAGCCTATCTCAATATCAACTTGATCCGATAGCCTTCAATGCAGTCGATGTTTTTTTGAATAACAATCAGCAGGCTCACAATGACATGCTGGGAGCGTTGGGAATTTCAGGGGCTGACTTGCAGCAAGTGGATTTGAAAGATCCCAACCAACGAAGGGCATGGGTGTATATCCACGCTAAGGAACATGCCGATGCCGAAGGGGCTCTTAAAGTCTGACGTTCGCGTATGGCGCGAGACCGATGCGGTTGGCGTTAATGCGATCTTGAATAACTCCACCGTTCGCCCGTGGGTCGCGGATGTTGCCGATGGCCCGCTTGATGTATCGGCGTCCGTCGCCAATCAGGATAATATCCTCCTGATGGGAAAGTATGGTGCGATATTTTTCCTTTGTGTCATGCCTGGAACTTATGAGTGCCATACCCAGATACTTCCGAGTGGGCGCGGTCAGTGGGCATTTGAATTTGCCATCGCCACTTTGGATTGGATGTTCGCGCGCAGCAATGCGTGGGAGATCACAACCCGCGTGCCGGCCGGGCATCTTGGCGCGCTCACCCTGGCGCGCAGCGTCGGATTCCGTCACGAGTTCACGTCGATGGAGCCCTGCAAATTTCGCGGCAAGGTGGTGCAGGCGTCGATTCTGCGGCTCGGCATCCACGAGTGGGTTGCGCAGTCTGAATGCTATTTTCAGCTAGGCGAGACGCTGCACGATCAGATGGCGGCGGAGGCGGACCGGCTTGGGATTACAGCTAGGCCGCATGCAGAAGATGTGTACCATGACCAAATTGCTGGCTTGGCCATAGAATTGGCCCGGTATGGGCTGATCGTGAAAGGCTCGATCGTCTACAATCGGTGGGCCATCTTGGCACGGCACCGCACAATCTCTATGGTGTCGAAGGAACCGCCTGTGGTCGGGATGGACTTGGGGCATATGCGCATCAAGGAAACCGGCATCGAGATCGTCGCATGATTAAGTTTCATCGGATCGGCACGGACTTATCGGTGTGTGAAATTTCACACCCCTTGATGTGTGAATTTGGCATCACCGAGGGCCTCAGTCTGGCGATCGCCTCGTTTCTGACCGCAGATGTCGGGGTGGGCGCGGCGACGGCTGGCGTTCTGGGGACCGTTGGCGCTGGTGCCCTAGAGGGCGGCGCGATCGGCGCCATTACCGATCCTAAAAATCCCCTAAAGGGCGCGGAAGGCGGCGCTATCACCGGGGGCATAGCGTCCGGCATATCGCCCTTTGTAGGTGATGCCCTTGGGCTTGGCTCGACGGCTACGGCGGGTATCTCCGGGGCCATAGGCGGAGCTGCTGGAGCCGCGGCGACCGGGGCCAATATCGGGACCGGCGCGCTGACGGGCGGCATTGGGAATGCCGTAGGGAGCGTCGTCAACGGGGCTATCAATGGGCCGTCCGCTTCAACCCCCAATGCTGCCCCGGCGACAGGCGGCCCTGGCGGCAGCGCCGGTTCGTCGGCTGCTCCAGCGTCGGTTGGGGCTGCTGCGGCACCATCCCCGGCAGAGGGTTTGGGCGACGTGGCCAGCCTCGATTCCAGCGCCCAGCTCGGCTATTCCGCTGACGGTACCAGCGCCGCCCCTGGTAGCGGGGTGTCCGGCGCTCCCGGACCCGGCGCCGGTGCGCCGTCGCCAAGCATCGGAACATCTACCCCCACCATCGGAACGACCGCCACATCACCGGCTGCCGCGGCTACCGGCATCGGAAATGCGCCGGCCGGGACCGTGACGGCACCCAGTAGCATCGACACCGGCATTACAGGTGCGGGACTATCTGGAGCGACGCCGACCCTTCCCGCGGTTGCCACCGCCACGCCTGCCGCATCTGCTGCGCCCGCTTCAACCGGCACCGGCATTGGCGGTTTTCTAAAAGACAATGCATGGTTGCTTCCGGCGGCCGGGCTGGCTTACGAAGCGACCGCTGGGCAGGCACCGCTTCCGGGAGAAAGCAACCTTCAGGCGAGCGCGACTAATCTTAGCGCTCAGGCTAATCAGTTGCAGAATTATTTCACCAGCGGCACCCTGCCGCCCGGCATCCAGTCCGGCATCACCCAAGCGTCGGATGCGGCCAAGGCAGCGATCCGGTCGCAATATGCGTCCATGGGAAACACGGGATCTAGCGCCGAAGCGCAAGACCTTGCTGCGGTTGACAGCCGCGCCGTTAGTCAGGGCAGCCAGATCGCGCTCAGCCTTTTACAGCAGGGCGTGAGCGAGCAGGGTATGGCCAACCAGCTCTATATGGAATTGATGAATACCTCGCTCAATCAGGATCAGCAGCTTGGAAGTTCCATCGCGGCGTTTTCGTCTGCGCTTGTTCCGCATACCACTGTTAACTTGGCGGCGGCGGCATAAATGGCTCAGGGTCTCAGCCTTTCCGATGCGATCTCCGGCTATCAGGGCGGTCTGAAGGATCACGCCGCCGATGTGACAAAGCAGATCGGTGAGGCGAAGGATACCTACGAATCCAAAATTGCCACTGCCGATAAAGCAGAGGCGGCACTAGACCCCAATGCTCTAACCCCCCCGAAGATGGAGCCGCCGCCTAATACTCAAGGTACGACCCCGATGCACGAGTGGGGTTCTGCTGCGATGGCGATTGCGGCGCTTGGCGGTATGCTCACGCGGCGCCCGCTCATTAACTCTTTGAACGCCGCTGCCGGGGTAATGAACGCTTATAAGCAGCAGGACGCCGCCGCCGCCCAGTCTGCCTATGACACATGGAAAGTTACGACAGCGAATGCGGTCAAGATGGCGCAGTTCAGCATTGATGCCTACAAGACCGCGCTCACAAAGATAGATTCCGACAAGAGGGCCGCACTGACGGACTTCACCACCACGGCGAAGGCGCTTGGTGATGAGAACGCTGCTTATGTGGCGGAACATTATGGTATTGATGCCGCGATCAAGTATACCGATGCGCTGCAAGCTCACGTTGATCGCATGGCCAAAACTGGCGAAGAGATGAGTCGGCAGAAGCCGAAACTTGACGCGCAGTTGGCGATGGTCAATGGGATTAAAAATCTTCAGGCGGCCAGGAAAACCGGAGATCCGGCGAAAATTGCAGCGGCTACCCAAGTGGTAAAAGATGCGAACGAGCAATTGCAGGCGTTTAAGAGCGGTGCGGGCGGAGATGTCGGAAATTCATTAAGTGACGAAGACTTAAAATCTATGGCCGAACAATACTTGGCTGGCGACAAATCTGTGGTAACTAGTTTGGGATATGGAAGCGCGGGGGCAGCAAATCGCGCTCGTCTTCAGGATATAATTCGCAAGTCGGCCAAAGCACAGGGAATGAGTGGGGGCGATATTGCTGCTCACATGGCAGAGTTCCAGGGCATGACTGCCGGCGAGCGGACATTAAGCACGACGCAGGCGCGCATCGGGTTGGGCGCGGCGGAAATTCAGAAGCTTGAGCCCCAAGTACTGGAAGCGTCCAAACAGCTTGAGCGGACAAATTATCCGAGTTTCAATTCTCTAATCCAGGCCGGACAACACGAGACGGGTGATCCGGCATTGAAAAATCTTGCCGTGCGTTTGCAGGGACTGAAAAGCGCATTTTCGCAAGTCCTGACGCGCGGCGGCGTTCCGACCGACAGCGCCCGCGCCACCACTGACGAACTGTTTAATACAAAAGACCCAGTTCCTGTCATGAAGGCTGCGATGGACGCGATGAACGCAGAAACCGGCGCGATTGAACAGGCGCCAGGTGTAGTGCGTAAGCAGTTGCGCGAAAACATATCCAGCGATAAGCCGGACAGTACGAGAGGCCCGGCGCCTGCGCATCTTCATGGCAAATCTATCTGGCCGGAAGGCGATCATTGGGTCTATGAGGACGGGTCGCCCGCAAAATAATGGCTGACAAGCTGCCACCCTTGCCTCCGGGCGCATCTATGATGCCGCCGCTCCCGCAGGGGGCTGAAATGACTAGCGTCGCGGTGTCTCCTAAGCTCCCCGCCGAAGCGCCGGAGCCATCAGCCGTAGATCATCCGCTTTTATATGCCGAGCATGAGATAAGCGCGCCAGTGGAATCTGCATGGGATCAGTTGAAGACTGATTTCAAGGCTAGTATGCCCGATAAAACTAAATGGCAGCATGAGGGTATGTGGGACCAGATGAAGGATCAATTCCGCGCCAATGTTGCGGCTGGAAAGGTTCCCATCGATGCCTTCAATTTAGTTACAGCGCCGATTTCTGGCGCTGTTCATGGCGCGGTTATACAACCCGCCGCCAAGGGCATGACGTATGGGCTGAATGAAATTATTCCGGGCTATATGAATGAGCCAGCAGCAGAGAATTTAATCAGCTCATCTATGATGGCGCTCGGTCCAGAGGGCAAGGGCATCGGCGGTGCATTGGGCAAAGAGAGCCCTATGGCTACGGCATTGAAAACATCAAAGGCGGCGCCAAAAACTTTACCAACGCCTTCCGGGCCATATGCCGAAGCTGTCAAGCAGTTGCAGAGCGAGGGTGTTGACCTGACATTAGGCCAGACGCACGGTGGTGTTGTTAGGCGAGCGGAAGAAGCCCACAAGAGTAATCCCCTTACTGGAACGGCGATCCGAGAGGCCGAAAATAAGTCTATCCAGACATTCAACCGCGCAACTTACAATCGCGTTCTTGCTCCCATAGGCGAAAAATTCACAGGCGATGAGATTGGCCGGGCTGGGGTAAAGCAGATCGGTGACAAGATTTCTGCGGCATATGACCGGATCAAACCAAAGCTAACATTAACGCCGGACGATCAGTTCCTCACTGATATGGCGGAAATTCGTAGCGGCGCGTCTGAAATGCCAGATACCCAGGAAAAGCAATTTGAGACGATATTAAACAACCGCCTCTTAAAGAGGGTTGGCCCAGATGGGAAAATAGATGGCAGCACTTTCAAGCAAGTTGAAAGTGAATTAACCCATCTTTCATCCGTCTATAAAAGCTCTGGCGACGCCGCTCATCGAGAATTAGGCGGCGCGATTGGCGATGTTGTAACGGCGCTTAGGGAAAATTTGGAGCGCTCATCTGATCCGTCTGTGCGCGAGGAATTGAAGAAGATTAATACATCATGGGCCATGCTGACGCGGCTGGAAGGCGCGGCCAGCAGGCGCGCGACGACTGGCGGCGTTTTCACGACTGGCGATCTTTTAGCTGCGGTTAAATCTGGTGACAGATCGGCGCGCAAGCGCACCTTCGCCCGCGGCGATGCATTGCTACAAGATTTTGCGGAAACTGCTCACACCGTTTTACCCAATCGCCTGCCTGACAGCGGCACGGCGGAGCGTGAACAGTGGAATAATCTCACCGGCATTATTCTTAGAGGCGCCGGGGTTGCAACGAATCCGCTTTATAAGCGCGCCGCAGAGGCAATGAAGAAGACCTATGCAGAGCCATAAATATGTGGCAATGTTGCGATAATCGCAGCACTAGCCGGGGAACATCATGAAAGTATTTATTACCGGGATCGCCGGTTTTTTGGCCGGTCATTTAGCTGACGCTCTCACCGTTGCCGGGCATGAGATATACGGCTGTGATATTGTGCCTGTTGGCATGGCGGAAATACTCTGGCTGCCAAGCGCGAGATATGGTGACATAGCTACGGCGGATTGTCGTGATTTTGCGATGATGTCCAGCCTGATGAAATCATCCCGGCCAGATGTGGTTGTTCACTGTGCCGCATTCCCTCACGAAGGGCTTTCAGTATTCTCGCCATCGACCATCACCGACAGCATCTATGGCGCATCGGGTTCAGTCTTTAGCGCCGCCATCGCCTCTGGCGTTCGCCGTATTGTGAATTGCAGCTCCATGAGCCGCTACGGTGCCATCCCTTCGCCTTTCCATGAGTCGGACGAACCCAAGCCAGTTGATCCTTATGGCATCGCCAAACTAGCGGCGGAGCGCACATTGGAATGTCTGTCAAAAATCCATGGCGTGGAGTATGTGACTGCC